TGGTTCGTGGGGAATAAAAAAGGGAAAACACCAAGATTTTCTGGCATTTCTTACAAGTGACGAAATCGAAGTCATCGGCAACATACACGAGGGGGAGAAAGAATGTTAATGATATTTTGCGTATTGTTTTTAGGATTCGCTATATATGGACTTTTTAAAGGGAAAATAAATTATGGAAGTACAATCAAATTCCTCGAAGAGAGGGCAAAGGTCAATGATGCGAAGGATATGGATAAAAAGATTGTTTCAGATGCGATGTTTAAGATTTGCTTATCGTTTGTATTCTTTGGGATTGTTCAACTCGTGGTTTTGGCTTACTGCTATGATTACGACCGCTTTAAACTGCCGACTATAGCAATGACTTTGGTTCTGGTTTTGTTCTTCTGTAGCGCCTTGTTTAAGGAGTCGTATTTTGATGACCAAGAAAAAATCAAAGAAAAACTAAAAACGCTAAAAAGAAAGACGTTAAAAGATTTTTCCTTTGATTTCGCCTCAACTGCTTATTATTTTTATATCCTCTGGGTAATGGTATGCGAATAAAAATAATACCTTGCCGCAGATTCGCCAAGCAGTCGCTTTTCCGGCAATTACTCAAAATTGCTTCTGAGCTGTGGGAAGTGTTCAAGGCTTATCTGTCCGGCGATAGGGAGCATCTAAAAGAAGAGTTGGCTGACCTAGCCACCAGTTGCGTTACAACGCTTGGCTGCCAGTTGAATATGACAGATGAGGAAATCGACCAGTTATTCGATGGAGTTAACGAGAAAAACAGGGCCAGGGGCTATCACGATTAATTAAGGAGGCGGGAAGATGGATTGCAAAGAGGCTAAAATAATACTCGAAAAATATGTGTTCTGGCGAGATGTTAGGATTCCTATTTTAGAAGATCAACTTAATTCCTTGTGTTCATCTTCCACCGCTAACTACTCAGGCTCGATTCGTGGAACAAATATCAGTGACCCCACAAAGCGAGAGGCAGAGGAAAGAATCACTCTGGAGATGGAGCTTGCTGATTTGAGGAACAAGGTCAGGGCTGTGGAGTATGTGAAAAAGTATTTGGACGAGGATCTGTTGCCAGCATTTCGCTTCCTCATCTATCCGCGAAAGCAGAGCTGGGCGGAGATGGCCGACCATGAAAAATCAGGAATGACTGAACAGGAATTCCGGACGAGAAGGCGAAAGATTTTAAATTATACGAGAGAGGCTTTCGAAGGCCTCTCTTTTGTTGATTAGTTGCACAAGGTTTATTGTTTTGAAAAGATGCCCGTTTTGTTGTATACTAAAAGTAATAAAAAGCTTGTGAGATTCCGTTTAAATTTGATGAAGAGAGGAAGATGGGTGATGATTGTGACAAGAGAAGATATCAATAAAAAAGAAATAGCCAAGAATATTGAAAAACTTCGCAACGATCATAAAGAATTGCTGTCCAATTTTCCGATTGACCCAATGATGCTGGCAAGTAAATTAGGGATTAAAGTCTACCTTGTGGAGTTTACTGACCAAAGTTTAAGTGGTGGTTTACGCAAAAATGCGGAAGGAACTTTTGAAATATATGTGAATAAAAACGATGGAGCAGATCGGCAAAGATTTACCGTTGCACATGAATTAGGTCACTACATACTTCATACGAGTGGAGAAGCGGGCTTTTTTGAAATAGTGGATTTGCACCGAGATGGAAAAGTAAATGTTGAAGAAATGGAAGCAAATGAATTCGCAGGCAGTTTGTTAATGCCTAAGGACAAAGTCGAAGAATTGATAAATCAAAATTGGGATTTGCATGATTTAGCAAAGTATTTTGGAGTGTCTCTTTCGGCGATTGGTTATAAAATTTCTTTGCTAGGGTTGTAGAAACGTGACAGAAACAAATAACCGCAATGAATACCACGTGGAATTTGATGAGGCTCTTTTTGCTCGCAATCCAATTGAGGTGGATCGAATGGTTCAACGCAACCAAGCTATGACGAAAACTCATGAGGTCTTGATAGGCATATTATCTAGTAGCCACCACGAAGATATTAGACGCCGAAAATCATATGGTTCAAAGTTGCTTTGGACATTGATTATTCAACTAGGTGTTTTGAATCTTATTTTCATCATGATGGGCTTTGGTTGGTTAAACTATTCGGAAAATGTCCTGTATTTGTTTATATCATTGACGTTTGGCGAAATATTGGCCGTGGTCTATTTTATCGTTAAATATCTGTACTCGAGTGATTATCGGATCAGAACGGCGGACATTATTAAATTACTGAAAAGATGGGACTAGCAGAGCCACTTTTGTGGCTCTTTTTTTATCGTTCTAGTGCTTAGACCCACCGAAAAAGACCCGAACAACAACAGGCACAGCCACTTTTCCTGCCTTATACTAATATTGTGGCAGAGGTGGTCAGGGATTACTTGACCACTGAAACCGAAATTGCCTACCTACCATGCGTAGGCAAGGTATCTGATTAAGACATCTATTGGATTAGGTGTCTTTTTTTGTTTGGAGAGGGAAGAGAGGAAAGAATGAAGATTTATTGTTCGTATGATGAATTAGTGCCTATTGGAGAATTGAACCCGAATCCGGATAATCCCAAGCTGCATGATGGGCGGCAGATTGAATTGCTTGCTCTGGCAATCGAAAAGCAGGGCTTTAGAGTGCCGATTTGCGTGAGCACCTTGTCCGGAATGATTGTTCGAGGTCATGGCCGACTGCTTGCAGCCCAAAAGTTGGGATTGAAGGAAGTTCCGGTTGATTACCAGGACTATACGAGTCGAGAAGAAGAAATTGCTGACATGATTGCAGATAATCAACTGGGGCTTTTGACTGGCTTTGATGAAAAGCAGCTGCAAGCAATTTTTGAGGACATGAGAGAAGAATTTGAAAATTTTGAAACTGGCTTTTCGGAAGAAGAAATAAAAAAACTGCTCGGCGAAGTCGATTTCGCTCCTGTGAGCCAAGATGAACAACCCCGGCTAGATCAACTCAATGGCTCTATCATTTGCCCACACTGCGGAGAGGAAATTGCGCCAAGTGATATTAAAAGTTGATTGGTGTAGCTTTGAAGCGGCTAAATATGCTTGCGAGAAGTGGCACTATAGTCAATGTGTGCCAGCGGGAAAATTAATCAAAATAGGGGCATGGGAAGATGATAAGTATATTGGGTGTGTCATATTTGGGTATGGGGCAAATAATAACATTGGTAAACCATACGAGTTAAGGCAAACCGAAGTTTGTGAACTCGTTAGGGTAGCTTTGAGAGAGCACAAAGTGCCAGTCAGCCAAATATTAGGGCAAGCAATAAAAATGCTTAAAAAGCAGTGCCCGGGATTGCGGCTAATTGTTTCATATGCAGATGTAGATCAAAGCCACTTAGGGATTATCTACCAAGCCACAAACTGGCTGTATACGGGTCACATACTAAAGGATAAAAAAGATGGGTCAATGATTATTAAAGGCAGGAGAAGACATGGGAAAACCATTCATTCTATGGGGTGGAAGCAAAATCTTGATTGGATTAGGAAGAATATAGACCCAAATGCGGTTGAATTAGTCACAAAAGGGAAACGCAAATATTTGATGCCATTGGATAAGAAAATGCGAAAGCAAATAGAGCCATTAAGACAGCCTTATCCAAAATTGATTAGGACGGCCGATTAGGGAGGTGGATTGATGGCCACTTCTAATAAAAAAGAGGTGGTGAATCGAAAGCCACCGAGAAGTAAGAAAAAACAGGAGTCAAAACAGCGTCCGGGACCAGATGGCAAGCTGGATTTGATATTGTCGAAATTAGAATTAATCTCGGACTGGTTAAGTGATGGTGCAAGTCATGACATCATTGCTCACAAGCTGGGTATTTCAAGGTCTACATGGTTCAAGCACAAGGCGGAAAACGAATTAATCTCGGACTGTGTTAGGGCGGGTGAACAAATTGCCGCAGGGAAGGTTCAGAGCGCATTGTTTCGAAAGGCAATAGGCGAAAAAAAGGAAGAAATCACAATTACTAGTGGTGGCGACAAACCAACACAAGTGAAGAAAGTCATCAAGGAGATTCAAGGCGACTTCAACGCCCAAAAGTTCTGGCTTGTCAACAGGGATAAAGATAATTGGAAAAACGTCCAGACCGAAGCAGCGACTAGTGGCGATGAGGTGGTGATTGTTGAAGATGTCCCAAAAGATTAGTGTTGTTTCAACCATTGGTAGAGCTTTTTATAAACTATATTGGGCGGTTCGGGATGGTGTGGCAACTCACTACTGGCTCAAAGGTGGCAGGGGTAGCCTGAAATCGTCTTTTATCAGCCTTGTGATTGTTCTAGGTGTGATGCGAGATAAAAACGCCAATGCAGTTATTTACAGGAAAGTAGATAAAACTCTCCGTACAAGTGTGCTAGAGCAGATTCAATGGGCGATTGAAATACTTGGAGTTGCTCATAAATGGGATATCCGGTTATCTCCACTCAGCGCAATTTATCGCCCGACAGGTCAAAGGATCGTCTTTAAAGGTGCTGATAATCCGAGGAAATCGAAGTCAATCAAGTTTGCGAAAGGCTATCCGAGATTCATCTGGTATGAGGAAGTTGATGAATTCCTCGGCATGAAAGAGCTTCGGACTATAAACCAATCATTAATGCGGGGTGGCCCGATTTTCACGGTGTTCTATTCATACAATCCGCCGCAATCAAGAAATAACTGGGTCAATTTTGAAGTCGAGAAGCAAGGAAAACGGGTTGATAGCATGGTTCACCACTCATCATATTTGGAAGCACCGCCAGAATGGCTGGGAGAGGCTTTTTTAATTGAGGCTAATCAGCTAAAGAAGGACGACCAAATGGCCTATGACCATGAGTATATGGGAGAAGTTACCGGAACAGGCTTAGAAATCTTTACGAAGGTCACGAAAAAGGAACTTACCGATAATGATATTGTCGGATTTGATAATATCCGGCGAGGTCTTGACTGGGGATTTGCTACCGACCCATTAGCTTATATCACAATGCATTATGACAGCACCCGAAGAAAGCTTTATATTTTCAATGAGTTTTTTAAAGTCGGTGTAAGTGATATTGAAATTGCTGCTCATATAGAGAAGGAGAACCCTCTGAAGCAACTTATCACTGCTGATAATGCAGAGCCAAAAAGTATCAAGGCTCTGCAAGAGATGGGGGTCGTTATAAAAAAAGCTCGCAAAGGCCCTGATAGTGTCCGTTTCGGGATTAAGTGGCTTCAAGGTTTGCGGGAGATTGTTATTGATGAAAACAGATGTCCTCACACCGCAAGGGAATTCATTAATTATGAGTACGAACTTGACCAGCTCGGCGAGCCAAAAGCGGGGTATCCTGACAAAAACAATCATACAATTGACGCTGTCCGTTACGCTTGCGAAAGCGAGATGAGGGATACAAAAGCCTATATTTCATAAGTAAGGAGTGGTTTTATTTTGGCTAGTGCGCATCAACTAAATTTGATGAAAATGTACATGGATAACGAAATAAAAAGATTGAAGAATTATGCTGAAGCAGAGAAATATTATCGCAATCAGACAAACTGTTCGTTGCCGTCAAAGTATGAGGCAGAACTACAAAGGCGATATCCACGATTGCGAGCGAATTATTGCAGACCGGTAATTGACACTATGGCAGGGCGTTTGAAAGTGACGAATGTGCGGTGCGAGGATAAAAAGACTGCTGCTTATTTGCAGGATGTATGGCGCAAAAACAAGATGGATAAATACAGCTTGAAGAACCTTAAACAAGCAATCAAGCTCGGCGATTCATTCATTTTGGTATGGCCGGATGATGAAAATAAGACAAGCAAGATTACCGTATTAGATCCGGCAACCTGTTTTCCCATGTATGCCGATGATGACGGTACTATGTTGTGGTTTAAGAGGCAGTGGGTCGGATTTGATAAAGATGGCAATCCTGCCGCTTTCAAATTCATTTATTATCCCGATTGTGTGGAACGATTTATTTATAAAGTGTCTGCTGTTCAGATTTTGGAGAAAACGTCACTTTCTCAGTTGGCTGTGGCGAATTGGGAAGACTATACCGAAGATGAACTTCCGGCAAGCTATAACCATTCCTATGGAATCCCCTTTGTGCATTTTGCTAATCGAGCGGACGAATGCCCTTTTGGAGAATCGGAGTTACAAGATGTTTTCGGATTGCAAGACGCTCTAAATATTCAGCTTCACATACTCATGAACGTGGGCGAATTCAGCGGATTTATGCAAGGAGTAATCACAGGGGTAGTCAAGCAGGATTTTGAAACTGATGAGAATGGCGACCCAATTATCCGAATGACAGCGGGGGATTTTCTCACCATCTCCGATACTGAAGCTCGTGCTTATATGCTTCCCCAATCATCCCCGGATGGTGTAATTTCGGTTATTGATGAAACCATTGATGTTATAGCGGAAACGACATTAACACCTCGTAGTGCGCTAGAAGCCTCGGCAGGAAATGCTATTACTTCCGGATACGCTTTGAGCAAAGCAGAAGCTCCGTTGATTAGAAAGTGCGAAGAAGGTCAAACGAATTTCGGGTGCAGCTATGAAGAAGTGTTTTCGTTGGTTATTCAGCAAGCAAGAATAATGGGCATAAGTGAAGTAGCAGAGATTGACGCTTACCCGGAATGGATGCCGCTCACAGATGAAAGCCCGACCGACAAGCTGACACGAGCTCAAGAAAACGCTATTTATGTGGAGCAGAAAATAGTATCTCGCCAGTATGTACAGCGTGAACTCGGCTTGACGCAGGATGAAATAGACAAGATTGCTGAAGAAATCAAGCAGGAAGATGAAGCGGCTATTGATAGGGCTATTGGCGGTATGATTCATGGCAGCGGGGAATTGGAAGATGAAGACTAGGCGAAACGATTCTGATGAGCACCGCCGGAAACTGAATGAATACCTGTTGAGGCAGAATGCAAAGATGCAGAAGAAATTGCAGGATTTCATCGACAAGGCACTTTTTAGAGGCGATTCGATAAATGACATAGAGAA